CAGTGGTTTGGTCACAATGAAATGTGATCCGGCAAATGCTGCAGCAGGTAGTGGCTTTAGAGTCACTGTTGACAACTCAGAAACATTGCGAGTTGATAGTTCGGGACGCCTCTTAGTTGGCACGTCTACGAGTGCTGCGGGAGGCTCACGTCTTCAGGTTGAGGGGACAGATTTTTATTCATCTTCTGCTTCATTCCGAAGAAACTCTAACGATGCAAGTGGACCTGCGTTGCGGTTAAACAAAAGCCGAGGCACATCTGCTGGCTCTTATACGGCAGTACAAAGTGGAGACTCGCTTGGGATTCTTTTGTTCTCTGGTTCTGATGGAACTGATGATGAAACCGGCGCCGAAATCCGTTGCGAAGTAGACGGCACCCCTGGCACTAACGACATGCCAGGCCGCCTAGTGTTCTCGACTACCGCCGACGGGGCGAGTTCTCCGACGGAGCGGATGAGGATTGATAATGCTGGCAACGTATTATTTATTTCGTCATCCAATAAAGCTGGGATTGATGCTGGCACTGTTGACGGCAAATACTTTTCCACCACTGGCGCAAGATTGATTAGCAGTCGTTCTGCAACAACATCAGTTGCCCACCATGTTTTCATCAACGGAAATGGACAAGTAGGGTCGATCACTACCGACGCTTCCGCCACCGCCTACAACACCTCATCCGACTACCGCCTCAAAGAAAATGTCACCGCTGTCACTGACGGCATTACCCGCCTTCAGCAACTGAAGCCCAGCCGCTTTAACTTCATCGTTGATCCAGACAAAACAGTTGATGGCTTCATCGCTCACGAAGTTCAGGCTGTTGTCCCCGAAGCAATCACTGGTGAAAAAGATGCAGTGGATGACGAAGGCAATCCTCAGTACCAAGGCATCGACCAGTCCAAGCTGGTGCCCCTGCTGACGGCTGCGTTGCAGGAAGCTATCGGACGCATCGAAACTTTGGAAGCTGAAGTAGCAGCACTTAAAGCGTCGTAGTCCCCTTCACTACTAACCTCCACCCAACCCCAACATCCCCATGACCACGACTTTCACCTGGCGCATCGCCAACCTGGAGCACCTGCTGGAAGACGGTTTTGTCTTCACAGCGCATTATGTAATCCTGGCGGAAGACGGCACCTACAGCAGCTCGGCCTATGGCAGCGTCGGCTTCGAGAAGCCGGACAGCCTGATCCCCTATGCCGATCTCACCGAGGAGCTGGTGATCGGTTGGGTGCAGGAAGCGCTGGGCGGCGATGAGAAGGTCGCTGAAATCGAGGCTGCACTGCAGCAGCGGATTGACGAACAGCGCACGCCCACCCAGGCTGGCGGTGTGCCCTGGAATAGCTGATGGCAGTCCGTTCTAAAACCGGCACCGCCCGGATCGAACATCAGCCTGGTCCGCCCAAGACCACGCGCCAGGGGTATGGCCAACAGTCACGCCCCAGGCGCCGCGGCCGCAAGCCGCTCAGGGGGCAGGGGCGCTGATATGGATCCCGACACCCGCGAGAACTGGCGCAAAATCCGCGACCACCTCGAAGCTGTCGGGAAGACAGATAACCACTACTACCGCCGTGCGGTGGCAATCCTGCAGGGCAGGCCGGACCCATTCGATCGCTACGATGGGATGGATGCAAGCCGTCGCGATGGCTGAAGAACCACAGAGCGTAGGTGGCGTCTTCTCCGCCTCGCTGCCGACAGTCCTAGCCACTGGCATGGTCGCTATTGGTGGCCTGCTGATCTCGATGCAGATCCAGTCCGCCAGGATCGAGGCCACTGTGGTGCAGATGGCCAAATCGATCGAAGAACTGAAGAACGACGCACGCACCGAACTGGCTGATCTCGACCGGCGTGTGCGCGCACTTGAGATCCGCCCATAATCGGGAAGCCAGGCGCTATTCCTATGTCCGCCGAAACCATTGCGATCATCGCGATCATCGTTGCCGCTGGCTCCGAGATCATCGCTGTCTCGCCCCTTAAATCAAACAGCTGGATCCAGCTACTGCTGCAAGCGTTGAAGATCATGTTCCCGAAGCGTCGCTGACCACATGGCCAACACGGCATCGATCACGCTGCAGGCATTGTTCCGGTACTACAAAGGCCTCCCCCATCAGGCCGCGGCGATCAGCCTGCTAGAGCAGGATCTGGCCGTTAATGGATACCAGGTGGCGATGCGGCGTGATCGGCCGTGGTTCGAGGCTTGGAGCCAAGATGGCAAGCAGATCGACGTATCGGCTGGCATCAACCTGATCAAGCAGTTCGAGGGCGTCCATCTTTCGGCCTATCCCGATCCGCTTTCCGGCGGTGATCCATGGACCATCGGCTATGGCACCACCCGCTATAGCGGCGGCGTGCCGGTTAAGCGCGGCGACAAGATCAACATGATCGAGGCCGACATGCTGCTGCGCCTGGAGGTGGATCGGATCGTCGATAAGCTCGGCAAGACCATCCCCCACTGGAAGGTGATGGACGACAACCAGCGATCAGCGCTGCTGAGCTTCGCCTACAACCTGGGCGAAAACTTCTACGGTGCAGCCGGCTTCGAGACCATCAGCAAGGTGCTGCGCGAGCAGGCCTGGGACCAGGTGCCCAAGGCCATGGAGTTGTACAGGAACCCTGGCAGCAATGTCGAGGCTGGCCTGCTACGTCGCCGCCAAGCAGAAGGCGAGCTGTGGGGCGATCACCGGCCGAAGCAGCAGCAGGAACCTGCCAGGCTGACGCCCGACTCATCGTTCAGCGCACGGATCACACCGCACATCCGGCTGGGCGAGTTTGCCCTTGATCAGGAGGCCAGGCGCTTTAAGCACCAGTATCAGGTGAACACCGCTGCCGAGCTTGCTGCGTTCCTAGAGCGGGTACGGCAACGGTTTGGCGGCAAGGGCATCATCATCACCTCCGGCTACAGACCGGCCGCGATCAATGCCTCAGTAGGCGGTGCCACCAACAGCGAGCACCTCTACTCCGCGCCTGGTGTCGGTGCTGTCGACTTCGTGATCGATGGCGCCGACATGAAAGCTGTCGAGAAGTGGTGTGATGAGAACTGGCCCTTCAGCCTCGGTTACGCTGCTCCAGCCTTTATCCATCTCGGCCGCCGTGCTGATGGCAAGCGGCGCCGCTGGGACTACGCCTGATGCTTTTGCCTGATCATGAGATCCGCCGGCTGTGCGAGCAGCACGCCATGGTGGTGCCGTTTGACCCTGAACTACTGAACCCCGCCAGCCTCGATCTCACGCTCGGTGACCGCATCATGGTCGAGGTGCCTGAACGGCCCGAGCTGCAAATCATCGGCATCCAAGGGCACACCGCTGAGGATCCCTACCTGCTGCAGCCTGGTGAGTTCTGTCTGGCGGAAACCCGGCAGATCTTCTCCATGCCCGATCACGTCTGTGGGCTGTTCTACCTGAAGTCCAGCCGCGCAAGGGAAGGCTATGAACATAGCCACGCAGGTTTCGCTGATTGTGGTTGGTATGGCAGCCGCCTAACACTGGAGCTGAGCAACGCCCGCAGGATGCATCCAATTCCGCTTTATCCAGAAATGCGGATCGGCCAAATGATCTTCCACACTATGGCTGGATTGCCGGATCGCACCTATGCCGCCACAGGCCGCTATAACGCGCATTTAAGCGTTCATCCAAGTCTCGGTTGAATTACAGATAAAATTGTGGAGCTGCGGCGCGTCAACGCCCAGCTCCTGACCACTGCCTTACCAGTGATGACTGAATCCTACGGTGTTGAACGCTGGGTGCCTGTGCGCAATTTTGAGGGGCTTTACGAAGTCTCCGATTTAGGGCGCGTCCGGAGTGTTGATCGTGTTGTGGAACTCCGCGATCATCCCAGGCTGAAAACTCGCACCATGCGAGGGCGCTTGCTTTTTCAGAAAACAAACCGACCCACAGGAGGCGCTTATAAGCGGATGCAGGTTGCTCTATGGAAGCAGAACAAGGAATACACCGTGAATGTTGCGCGATTGGTTGCCGAGGCTTTTATCCCCAATCCTGAATGCGCTCCATTCGTTTTGCATCGGGATGACGATGCAACCAATAATGTGGCCTCGAATCTTGAATGGGGTGATCACGCCGAAAACGTGCGCCAGATGGTTCAGCGAAAACGCACCCGCTCAGGACGTGACCATCCTGGTTACAAACATGGACGTTATGCCAGCAAGGGCTAGTCTCGATCGGGAGACGCCCAGGCCTCAGCGGGACGGCTGGGGCTTTTTCATTGGATGGACCAATGGCGCCATCCGTTGCCGCCGGATCATGCCAGGCGCTTCGGCCGGATCATCGACCGGGATGAGGGTGTAGTCATCGCAGCCGTGGGTCTCGGCAAAGTGCTGGGCGCTGATGTGAGTGGTGAACGGCCCGACGTGCCAGGGGCCGATGCGGAGGATGTAGGTCATTGAAGTAGTGATGAGCGGCCAGGCCAGCCAATCAGGCCATCATGGCCTCGATGGTGAAGGCCAGGTCTGGGTCACGCTTGCAGGCTTCGTCAAGAGCGGCATCAAAGCAGGCGTTGAAGATTTCGTTGGCAATCAGGCCGCTGATCAGGGACAGCAGGGACTCGGTGGAGATGGCGGCGATTTCGTCCTTGAAGGTGGTGAGCATTGATCCGGTGCGTTGATGTGTAAATCGTACCCTACCGGCAGGGCACAATGCCCCGGATGCAGGGCACGTTCACAAACTGTCACACAGGCTGTCCACGTCGCAGTCGCTACCGTGCATCCAGCGGCGGCCAGCCCATGCGGGCGTTCTACCTAGAGATCACCGCCAAGCTCATCTACAGATCCGACACCGACCCCGACGACCTGCCAGCGGACATCTACGCCCACCTGGCTGAATTCATCCCCTCCGATGACGACATCATCGACCTGGAGGTGAACTGCGTTCCCCTGCCGCCGGACCTAAGTGGATCAACACCACATTGATGAGACCCGCCTGGTCACCCGGCGCTCGGCCCGTGATCAGATACACCTTGCCTGGAACTTTTGCTGCGCCTACTGCAACGAGCCGCTCGGCAGATCCCCCACCCTCGACCATGTAGTGCCCAAGGTCCACGGCGGCCTCACCGTCCGAGAGAACCTGGTCAGCTGCTGTTTCATGTGCAACAGCCAGAAGGGTCACAAGCCCTGGATTGACTGGTACAGGGCCCAACCCTTCTGGTCCGCCCTCGGTGAGTGGGCCATCGCACGGTGGGTGGCCGGAGAGCAGTAAGCTGTTGCTCCCATCGAAAAAACGGTGGGGCGTCCGCTGCAGGCCGGCAGCGGTGAGGTGTGCAGGCGCGTGAGCCGGCACCACCGGCCACCCCTATCGCGCCAGCAGCTGGTCCAGGTAGATTTCGGCCTGGAACTGGTCGGAGCTGTACCGGCAGATACCACCGACGCAGCTGCGGTAATAGACCTCCATCCCCTCACGAAACAGCGTCTCGATGTAGCCGCCGTCGCGCTCCATACGGCTCACAACCTCTGGCTCGTTCATCGTCCTTCCTGCTGGTGAATCCATGTCTTGAGGCTGTTCACATAGTCGCGCAACACCTGGGCCTGCTGCAGGTGCCAGCTGTCGCCCGAGCTGAACCAGAGCATGTTGTGCCGATCAACAGCCTGCAGCGCCTGGTGGATCAGCGGGCACCAGTCGGCCCGCTCAGGCGTGTTCCACTCCCGTTTCGACACGGCACCAGGACGGCCTCACTCAGTCTGGCGAGGCACTGCTGCGTCGTACATCTCACAGCTTGGCGCAAACCGCCCGCCCGTTCGCTTCGCCTCCGGGATGCCCAGCTCACACCTGTTTCGGCCCAGATCCCACTGCAGGCAATCCCAGCACATCCGTTGGCCGCCACCTGGCCGGATCCTGGCCACCGCTGCCATGTAGATCGACTGCGCCCGGATCATCGCTTCCTGCAGCTGGATGGTGCCGGTGTCAGCCTCCAGCTGGTGCTCAGGCTTAGGGCCCAGCACCACACGGGCGTGCCATGTGCGATCAGAGCGGCTGCACACCAGCAACAGACGACCGGCGTGCAGGCTGATCATTCGCCCTCGCCGTAGCTCGGCTGGTGGTACAACCGCTCCAGCTGCATCGACAGCGGCTCAGACTCCACGATGTCGATTGGATCGTTCTGATCCTTGGCGATGAACGCCAACCTAGACCCGTAGGGCTTAAGCACCAGCAGGCCGACCCTTGGGCTACGCGCCAACATCTTCAACGCAATGCGCTCCAGCCACGTCAGTCGGAGGTGATCGAGCATGTCTCCAGTTTGGCGATCAATCGGTTTAGATACCACTCCGCCTTCTTGGCGTCTTGCAGGGCGTTGCCCTTCAGCCACATGCGGATCATGTACTTGAGCACCTGGCCCTGCAGGTATGCCGGGACCATGTGCGGCGCATCGCTAATCACCGACTCGATGAAGTCGATGGCCTCCACCGTGCCGGCCACCTGGTAGTGCGGCGGGTGGTTCACGAGATCTGCCGCTCTGCGTTCTTCCATTTCTTCCTCGTGATGATGTCGTGGATGTGGGTGAAGCTGACCCCATAGATGCCGGTCAGCTGCTTGATGGTCCACCCCGCAGCGTGCAGCTTGCGGATGTCGATGGCGTTCTGCGGCGTAAGCACAGCACTGCCGGGCACGTGGCCCGGCTTGAAGCTGGTGCTGGTCGGTGGCCTCAGACCCATTTGCCCAGCAGCTGCTGCCGGCAGACCTCGATGGCCTGCTGCGCCTGTTTCTCGGTCATCACCGACTCGGTGGCATCCATGGCCTTCACCACCTTGGCGAACAGCTCGGCGTAGTCCGTGTCGCGGAAGTTCGCGGCGATGTCGCGGCAGAACTCCTCCCACAGGCCGGTGTAGGTGCAGCAGGTGCGGCCACTGGCCCGGTAGAGCGCCTCCATCATGTCGGCGCGCTGCTGGTCGAGTTTCACGTTGATGCTCATGTGTCCAGGTATTGGCGAAGGTGGAGCAGCTCAGCGCAAAGCTGTTCACGGTTGCGGATCCCGCAGGTGCCGCGCAGCTGATCGATGCGAATGTCGATCAACAGCCGCAGCCGGTCGCGTTCGGATTGCTGGCCGGCCTTGAACGTGTTGCTGCCCTCCAGCAGGCTATAGAGCCTGGCGCGCATGGCGTCGTTCATGCCACCTCCACGTCGGCACCAGGCCAGCGGTTCTGGGCGTAGCGGATGGCTGCTTTGACGTTCTCCGCCTGCGTGGTCCACAGCATCGGTCTGGCGCCGCGGGGGTAGACCATCACGCGGTACATCTTGGTGCGGGCTTTGGGGTTGGGCCGGCTGATGCCGTCGCCGTGTTTGCTGGTGGGTTGATCCTCTGCCCACTGCCACGGCAGCATTGCTCCGGTGATGTCAGGCATGGATGTCGGGGTCAGTGACGGTTTCAGGGTTGAGCCACTCCAGCTCAGACCACCAGTTCAGCCAGGTGTCGGCAGCGATCAGTTTGGCTTCGGTCAGGCTGTGGGCTTGGACGCACTCGATGACATTGGCGGACTTGATCGTGAAGTAGAAGCGGCGCGGTTTCATCGGCGCACCTCCACCAGCTGCTGAGTGCCGCTGTGGGTCATGCCGGGCTGGTTGCCGGCTTCAAGGCCGATCATGGCGAAGGTGGCTGCGACGACCAGCAGGCAGATGGCGTTGTTGATGCGATTCATCATGGTTCTGTGGAGTAGGTGAAGGGAGCCCCGGAGGGCTCACCAGACGCTGCTGAAGGAGCCGTTCTCGTAGCGAACCACGCGGTACTCAACGCGGCCACGGGGGCGCTTCATCACATACTGCACGCGGTCATTGCCTTCGTGGTTGAACTCGATAGTGCGGACGACGTTGTAGGTGATGCCGTTGAACTGGAGGGTCATGGTCTGGAGAGCGGTGCCCCTTCGGGCGTGACCTAAGTATGCCCCGCCGGCAGGGCACCTGCCATGGGCGTGTGACAGTTCTTCACACTGCACCCTCGCCCACCGCCAGCTCCACCGGGATCCGCAGCACCGGCTTGCTCTGGCCGCTGCCGCCCATCCGCTCCCAGCCGACCATGGCCGCCTTCACCGGCACCTCCACCGTGAACCACACATGGCCGCAAGCAGAGCAGCGCCGCTGGCGCACCACTGCGCTGTTGTCTCGGCTGTTCGTCGCCACGGCTCGGACGCTGCCGCCTGAGCACTTCGGGCACTGCATAGGTAAGATGGGATGTACCCCACCACTATGGCACAATGCAGTTCGGTGAGTGGATGGCTGTCACCCTTTCGGCAGAGCAGCAGTTCGAAATCGAAAAACATGCCCGCGCTCTGCTCAACAGCAAAGACGCGGGCACCATGGCCGTCGCTCTCTACAAGCAGGCCTGCTACCAGCAACAACTGCTCCAGCAGGCCGTCAACGAGATCGCGCGGCTCGAATGTGAACTGATGGGGCGTTAGAACATATCGTCGCCAGCATCGATGGTCAGCACCACGCCATCAGTGGCGGTGGCCAGCTTCTGTGCAGCATCGCCAGGATCCACCCAGTCACGCGGCGGCTGACCCACGGCGCTGATGTAGTTCAATCCCTTGCTGCTGGTCTTCTTCCAACCAGTGACAGGCACCTGGACGCTGCCGTACTGGTCCGGGGTCTGACTCATCACATAGCGGCAGAGCGCATCCAGCTCCTCCACTTTGATGTTCATCATCCCGCTGAAATCCACCTTGCTCTCAGGCTTGGTGGACTTAAAGATGCTCAGGTTCAGCTTGAAGCTCATGGTTAGTCGTTGGTGATGGTGTTGGCCTGTTCGTATTGCTCCACCCCGGCCATTGGGTAGAGCACGAATCCTGGCGTGCGGAAGTACGCCGGACCTTTGCCAGCCTTACGCCAGCGCATCAGG